GTTGCTTGCGTCAATGAACTGGTTCGGCGAGCGGGGGCTTGCCAGAAGGCCGATCCGCGTTTCGCCTATATCGCACCGCAGTTAAATCAGGCCAAGGACATCGCTTGGCAGTATCTGAAGCAATACACAGCGTTCATTCCCGGCGTGAAGGTCCACGAGAGCGAGCTTTGGGTCCAGCTTCCCGGTGGTGCCCGCATTCGGATTTACGGCGCTGACAACCCTGACCGCTTGAGGGGTATCTACCTCGATGGCGTTGTCCTCGACGAGTTCGGCGACATGGACCCGACCGTTTGGACCCAGGTCATCCGGCCCGCGCTCAGCGATCGCAAGGGCTGGGCCGTCTTTATCGGCACGCCCAAGGGCAAGAACACGTTCCACACGATCTGGACCGACGCGCAGGACGCTGACGACTGGACGCCGCTGATGCTGAAGGCCGGCGAGACGGGCCTGATTGACGACGATGAACTTTCCGACGCTCGCCGCATGATGAGCGAGGACGAGTTCGCGCAGGAGTACGAGTGCTCGTTCGAGGCGGCTGTTAAGGGCGCTTACTACGGCAAGGAAATGAACGATGCGGAAGGCGCAGATCCTAGCCGCATCTCTTCCGTGCCTTATGATCCTCGCTTGCCTGTGCATACGGCGTGGGATCTCGGTGTCGCGGACTCGACGGTTGTATGGTTTATTCAGAGCCACGGACGCGAAACCCGCGTCATTGACGTGCTCAAGGGTGAGGGAGTTGGTCTCGACTGGTATGCTAAGCAGCTGCAGTCTCGCGACTATCTGTGGGGCAACCACTACCTCCCACACGACGTAGAGGTTCGGGAGCTTGGGACCGGAAAGAGCCGCAAAGAAGTCCTCGCCGGTTTAGGGATCAAGGCCACGGTCTGCCCCAACATCCCCGTTGCGGATGGCATCCAGGCGGTAAGGATGCTGCTCCCGACATGCTGGTTCGACAAGGTGAAGTGCAAGACCGGCATCGAAGCGCTGAGAATGTACCGGCGCGATTACGACGAGAAGCGGCAAGAGTTCAGGACCAACCCGCTGCACGACTGGACGAGCCATTACGCCGACGCCTTCCGTTATTTCGCGGTTGGGCATCGGGACGCTGATGACTGGTCCAAGCCGATCACGCGCACTGCCCGCGTAGTCTAGGAGACTAACATGCGTTACGAAGTCACGCTCCGCAACGCGCGCGGGGCGACCGAGACCGTGTGCGTCGAAGCCGAGGGCGGCGACGATGCAGCGGCCAAGGCGTTCAAGCCGCACCACATCGTTACATCGGTTCAGCCTGCACCGAAGAAGGCGAAGGCTAACTGATGGCCCAGATGTCGGACGACGAGCTCCGCAGGCTCGTTCTCAAGCGGAAAGCTGCGTCCGGCGGACGATACACCAATGCCCAGAGCTCGGCGCGTCTCGAGGCGATGCAGTTCTATCGCGGCGACAACCTCGACCTTTACGGTGACAGTGGGGCGGGTCTCTCGACGGTCGTCTCTAGGGACACCTTGGAAGCTGTGGAATCAATGCTTCCCGGCCTCGTGAAGCCGTTCGTTGCCGGTGACGAGACAGTCCGCATGGAGCCGCGCGGCCCAGAGGACGAAGAGCCCGCCAAACAGGCGACCGAATATCTCAACTGGCGCTTCCAGCGCGACAACAACGCTTTCCGGTTCGTCTATGACTCGATGAAGGACGGGCTTCTGTCGCGCCTGGGCGTGGCGAAGGTCGTTCACGAGATAGAGGACGAATACAGCGTCGAAGAATATGCTGGTCTCGACGAGACCCAATACAACCTCTTTCTCGCCGACGAAAAGGCGGAGAAGCTGGAGGTTCTTGAGCCTGTCCAGCAGAGCATGGACCCCGCGACGGGCGAAGTGCTGTTCGACATCCGCGTCCAGACCAAGACGCCGTGCATCTACTACCGCTGCCACGTCATTGCGCCTGACGAGTTCCGCTACGAGGAGCGGATTGCGAGCCTAGACGACGCGACCTTCCTTGGCCACGAAAGCCGCAAGCCCGTTGGCGACCTGATCGCGATGGGGCTGCCCGCCGACAAGTGCAAGCAGCTTCAGCCCGCTGGTGAGGACCTGGAGCGCAACGATCGCTTCCAGTTCGAGGGCGAGAACGACCAACTCGACAGCGACGACATCGCGCGGGTGGTTCCGGTTCTCGAAGCCTACGTCCGTTGCGACTATGATGGGCGCGGGGTTCTCGAGTGGCGCCGTGTGATTGTTGGCGGCGAGGGCGAGGGTTCGGTTCTTCTCCTCAACGAAGAAGCGGACGATCACCCGTTCGTGGCGTGGACGCCGGTTCCGCTGCCGCACAAGCTGACGGGCCTGTCGATCCACGACCTAACCCGCGACATCCAGATGATGAAAACGGCCCTCATCCGAGAGGCTAACAACGCTTCCTACCTCGCCAACCGCCCGATGCGCGAAGTGGTCGAGGGCCAGGTCAATATCGAGGATCTGCTTAATCCCTCGGTCGGCGGTGTGGTTCGGGTCAAGGCTCCGGGCATGATCCGCGAGCTCCCGTCTGCTTCGGGGCAGGTGATGGGCAACGTCGCCGGCATGATCGAGTATTACGACACGATCCGCGAGCAGCGCACCGGCTCGACCCGCTACAATCAGGGCATGGACGCTGACAGCCTCAACAAGACCGCGACCGGCATTTCGATCATCCAGAACGCCTCGACGCAGCGCGCCGAGTTGGTGGCACGGCAATATGCCGAGTTCCTTCGCGCAGTATTCAAGAAGCTCCTGAAACTGGTCTCAACCCACCAGGACAAGGCGGAAGTGGTTCGCCTTCGTGGACAATGGGTGGAGATCGACCCGCGCGACTGGAAGAACGGTTTCGACATGAGCGTCGTTGTTGGGCTTGGAACCGGCAACAAGGACCAGACGGTCGCGCACCTGTCCAACCTGCTTCAGATCGACCAGCAGATCATCGGGCTTCAGGGTGGCATCGACGGCCCGATCCTGACCGCCGAGGGCGTTTACAACAAGCTCAAGCGCATGGTCGAGGCGATGGACCTCAAGGGCGTCGAGCAATACTACAGCGACCCCAAGACCAACGAGCAACAGCAGCCCGAACAGCCGCAAGCCGACCCGATGAGCGATCCGGCGGTTATCAAGGCGCAGATCGACGCTCAGGCAAAAGTCACGGTAGCCCAGATCGAGGCCGAAAAGGACATCATCATCGCTGGGATGCAACCGCCGCCCGAACTGATGGCGCCGGGAGCCCAGCAAGAAGCCCCGCAGGAGCCGCAGGAAGAGCATTCGGTCGAGTTTAGCCCCGAGGATATGCGCGCGGCCATTTCGGCGCTCAGCGGCCAGCAAAACGCGCCTGAGCAACCCGATATGGGTGGGATGCCGCAGTGATGGACGTGGAAACCCGCGCTCTCAACGCTGCTGCGCTCAAGGAAAATCCGCTTCTCATCGAGATCATCGAGAAGCTGAAGGCGCAAGCCATCCAGGCGTGGCTATCGACGCCCGCGCAGGACGGTGAACGCGCCCGCGAGCTGGCGTGGATCACTCACAAGGTTGCAGACCGTATCGAGGGCATCATCCAGGGTGCGATCGATGACGGCGTGATTGCCGCAAGCCGCGCCACCGCGCCGCTGCGCTGAGTTTCACAACAAAAGGATTACCCTATGTCTGAAGCGGTGACGCCGGAAACGGCAGCCGTTGACGCGCCCGTGTCAATGGATTCGATTATCGAGGAAATTGCATCGGGAACCCCGCAGGAGAGCGGCAACCTCTCCGAAGTGGTCGAAGAACTTGAGGAGGGCCAAGCCCCAGAGGCAGCCGAACCCGAAAAGGACGAGACCGAAGCCGTCGAAACCGACGAGGAAACTGCCGAGGAACAGCCCGAAGCAGAGGACGCGCCAGAGCCAACCTACAAGGTCAAGGTGAACGGCGAAGAGGTCGAAGTGCCTCTGTCCGAACTGACGAAGGGCTACAGCCGCGAGCAGGACTATACGAAAAAGACGATGGCCTTGGCCGAGGAGCGGCAACGCATCCAGAGCCAGTTTGCGAGCGAATTACAGCAGCAGATCCAACTTTTCGAGCAACTCGATCCCATCCTGAGCGAAGCCAAGAACATCGATTGGCAGGCGCTCGCCGCTTCCGACCCCGCCACCTACGTCCAGCTCAAGGAAGCCGTCGATCAACGACGCGCCGTTGTTGAGGCTGCGAGAGCGAAGGTCGCGCAAGCGTCACAGGGAGACCCGCAAGCCGAAGCCGCCGCAAAAGCGGAGGAAGCAACACGGGAAACGGAAGCCCTCATCAAGGCGATGCCTGAACTGGCGGACCCTGAGAAACTGAAGGGCTTTGCCACGGAGGCGGTGAACTACCTTCGTGGAAACGGTTTCGAGGATGGCGAGATTGCCGACCTTGTGGACCACCGGGCACTGACGATCATCGACAAGGCCCGCCGTTACGACGCCCTCGAGAAGGCCAAATCGGAACTGCCGGCCAAGAAGGTTGTGCCGAAGTCAAAGGCGAAAGCCCTCAAGTCGGACAACTCGGATTCCTCGCGTCCCGCAAAGCGGATTCCGGCGAACGCCTCGCGCGATCAGCGGATTGCCGCCGTCCTAGACCAGTTTTTCGAGGAATAACTTAAGATGGCTATTGTTTCCAACACGTTGCTGACGTTCAGCGCGATCGGCAACCGCGAAGACCTCATCGACAAGATCTACAACATCTCGCCGGTCGAAGTCCCCGTCCAGTCGATGGCTGACGAGACCACGGCGAAGGGCACGCTGCACGAGTGGCAGACGGAAGCTCTGAACACTGCGGCTGCCAACGCGCAGCTCCAGGGCGACGACGTTTCCTTCGGCGCCGCCATCCTCACCACCCGCGTTGGCAACCGCACGCAGATTTCCCGCAAGGAAGTCGTCGTGTCGGGCACGCAGGAAGCGGTGGACAAGGCTGGCCGCAACTCGGAGATGGTCCGCCAGATGGCGAACAAGCGCGCCGAGCTGAAGCGCGACATTGAGTTCGTTATCTGCTCGAACCAGGCGCCCGTCACCGGCAACTCGACGACTGCCCCGCAGCTTCGTCCGATGCTGTCGTGGTATGCCACCAACGTCTCCGGTGGC